ATGGCTTCATTTAGACAACGCAACAATACATGGCGAGCCGAGATAAGTGTAAACGGAATTCGCGAAAGTTCAACCTTTGATACAAAAGCTCAAGCTAGGGCTTGGGCATCTAAACGCGAGACTCAGTTACGCGAACAATCGCATGGCAAATTACCAGATCACTCTTTTTTAGAAGCTATTGAACGCTACTTAAGTGAAGTGAGTGTTAAAAAGAAAACTCATGAGAATGAAGTTAAGCGAATGGCTTTCTTTAAACGTGAGTATAAAAAGCTATGTCAAAAACAATTGGCCAAAGTCACAACTGACGATTTAGTCCAGTGGCGTGACTCCCGTTTAAAAGAAGTGCAGGGTGCTACTGTCAGACGTGAAGCAAATATTTTGGCTTCTTTATTTACTGTTGCCCGTAAAGAATGGAAATGGATTAAAGAGTCTCCAATGGCCGACTTGACTTTACCACCACCATCAAAGCACCGGGATAGACGAATTGCTCAGGATGAAATTGATAGATTATGTCTTGCAGCAAATTGGGATAACAATGTACCAGTAAATTCAACTCAGCAAATTATTATTGCCTTTCTCTTTGCGATTGAGACAGCTATGCGCGCTGGTGAGATTGTTGGTTTAACTTGGGATCGTGTTTATTTAAAAGATAGATACCTAGTTTTAACTGAAACAAAGAATGGTACTAAGCGAAATGTACCACTATCTAAGCGTGCAGTTGAGTTGCTTACTTTATTAAAAGGTCTTGATAAAAAGCAGGTCTTTACTTGTAATTCCCAAAGCTTTGATACGCTTTGGCGTAAATTGAGAGATAGATGTCAAATCACTGACTTGCACTTTCATGACACACGCCATGAAGCTTGCACACGCCTTGCAAGGAAATTAGAAGTTTTAGACTTAGCCCGGATGATTGGGCACAAAGATTTAAGAAGTTTGATGATTTACTACAATGCTACTGCAAGTGAAATTGCAACGAGGCTAGATTAGCCCCGTTGCATATCCAAGATTAAGCCCAACGATTAAATTCGTGATGATCAATACCACATGGTTTACGCTCAACAAGATTTAAACATTCGCCTTGAAAAACCATTGGCAAATGTTTCTGTAATCCTTTTTCAAAATCCTGTGTAGCCGCCTTCATTTCATCAAGCAACTTAGCCAGTAAAGATTGAGCGTCTTCACGATCTCGAAGTAAGCGCTTAACTAATGCTTCCTCACATGCGTAACGTGCTTTTAGGTATGGCTCAATGATGCTTAGAATGCGATTAAATTCTTGTGCCAGCAATGGCAAATGTTCAACCTCAAACTTAGCAGGGCTCGGTACGCCAGTCACATTGCGAAGCGAGTACCAAATTGCGCTGCTGACTGATTGCTTCTGATCTAAGTGACCTGCACAGCACCAAATCAGACGCTTGATGTTTAACATGTCATTGTTGTTGATATAATTGCGTTTTTCGATTGGTTTTGGTGCTTCGTATTTGCCTGTTTTGCGGATGGTTGGCAAAACTTCGTTAAATACCCAATCTTGGAATTGTTTTGCTTCTGGTTTATTTGAACGAAAGATGATCCGATAAAGATTTGGCTCATTAACAAATTTAATCTTTTGATTTCCACCATTTGTAGGGGTGTGGCAATCTGCCAACCCCTTTTCATCCAAATCACGTAATAAACGAGAAGTACGATCAACTGATAAAACACAGCAGACATCAGCAAGACAAAACCACGGCTCAGCATCAATTAACTGAACGCGAACATTATAATCATTATGAAAAGTAAAATTAGAAATTGCATTCATGGTGAATACTCCTTGAGATAGGGATTTTCACCACCAAAATTGAGACCAATCAATTAGGGTGGCAGGTTAAACGGAATTGGTCTTACTAGTCTCAAGGGTCTAGCGTGCCGAAGCACTTCCGCCTAACCCACCATAACAGGGCATTTTCCACAGAGTGTAGAAAATTATAGGCAAAATAAAACCGCTAAATGCGGTCTTTCGACCTTGAGAAACTTTTGGAGACCAATCCAAACACCCGATTTTGCGGGTGCATATTTAAATTACATTCAATTCGATTCATTGTCAAATCACTTGGCTATTTTACGTGGTCGTCCTCTTTTAGGCTCATCATCCGATTGTTCATTCAACCAGTTTGATAGCTCTGCCAAGTTCCAGCGTCTTCCTTGACCGCACTTAATAACATAGCGCGGTTTAGGGAAGGTTGGTAGGCAGCAAACCGCTGCCTTAAAGTGTACGTCTCGATATCCCAAGAACTCAGCAGCTTGGGAGTCATTAAGCCAGATGTCCGAAGGTGGTAACGCTACAACAAAGTTACTACCTATATTCGCAATTGCTGTCATTTCACCCCTCCATTTCATTAAACTTCTTAACGATTGCTTTTTTGGCTTTCATCAAAAAGTACTCACGTTCATCTTCTTCAAAACATCCATCGCCTTGTGGCTCTTGAGAATACAAAATGGTCTCATCTCCACAATCAGGATAATCAACTCTAAATTCGCCATGTCTTAAGCGTAGATATCCGATCTGTTGACCTTGAAAAACTGCAATGTATTGTTCAGGGCTTTCATCACATGTTTTGAGTAGTTCAACTTCATCAGTAGTCAGTAACATTTCACCCCTCCTTACTTTCCGCTTTAACAAAATCTGTACCTTCTGGATCTACCCCAAGATCAACACAAAGCTGATATCCATGTGAGGCACCTGTACAAGCCATATACATGGCATGGTGCCAATTGAGTTGTTTTTTCTTTGTCTTGCTCGAACGCAAAGCCCAGTAAAGTCTCTCTTTTAGGTATTCTTCACTCATCCCTCAGCTCCCGATTCGCTTGCTTCTAACATCTTCAAGTTTTCTGCAACTGCATTTTCAGCTTCGGCTTTTGAAGCGAATTGAAGAATTTCAAAGTTATCTTCATCTTCATAGATATTTGCAAAATATACTTTTGTTGACTCAGTACGTTGCCATTTTTGCAACTCAAGCACTTCTCCCTTATCTATTTCAATGTCATATTCGAAAGGGCAATCAACTACATAATCCGAGCCTTCCAAATAATATGTATCTGTAAGCTTTTGTTGAGTATCTAGCACCACCTTAGCTTTGGCTTTTTGCCACAGTTCCCACTTCTCTTGCATGTAGCTATCAACATATCTCCCTACATAGTGCTGTTCATCTTCGCCAAGGTCATTTGAATCAAATCTTTCGAATAAGCTTGCCGGAGTAACGCAGGGTCTTTTATTTAATTCAAATAGCTCAAATGCCTCTCTTTCCTTATTCAAATCTGTCATGTCATCACCCAATTACTGTAAATTTTAAATTCTTTAAGTTAATAGCAGTCATCTTGTTGCAGTGCTGACACTTGGTTCGGGCTCTTTTCTTTAGCTCCTCAAGGTCTTCACTAATCTGTTTTTTCTGCTCTGTAATCCTTGTTTGTTGTTGGGACCAATATTTCATAGTGTCTTTGATCCACATCACAGGGTTTACTTTTGCTCCGCACTTCATGCATGTAAGCTCTAAAGCTTTAGTGTCAATCTCTACTTGTTCATGCTGACACTTACGCAGATTTGTTCTTGGAAAAGGAACAACATTTTCTTCGACATTCAAAACGATATGATCTTGAAAAGGGTAGTTCATATTCCCTCTGTATTCTTGATCTGTCATGCTGCCACCTTCAATGTTTTAATTGCGTCATCTATAGCTTTGTTGAACTTGCGAACATCTTGCTCTAATGCTTCTATCGCCAAGTCTTTAGCAAAGACGCGGATAATGATGATTTGTAATCCTTCTGGTAGACGTGGGTCATAGCTCACAAAGTCACACCATTCCCGACTAGTACAAGACAATTGGCATGTAATCTGAGGGATATACTCATCCGGCGCTTGCTTTGTCAGAAGGGTATTCAAATGCGTTGTAGTGTCTGGGCACTTAACTTCGATTTGACCTTTATCACCTACAAGCCCATCCGGTGAAGCTCCGAACATTTCAATGAAAGGGTGGTCAATTAAGCCAGTTCCAACTACGAAGTTACCCGTTTCATTTTCATAAGCTGCTATTGCATGAGGTTCGTTATCGATTCCCCATTGCATTGCTTGGTTTGTGAAGATTTCCTTCTGAACGCCAGTGAGGCGCTCAGCTAGAATTGTTAAACCCAATGCATTTAATGCTTTGCCTTTATTTGGCTTGGCATTTAAATCCTTAACTCGGCTTGCTGTGACTTTGCCACAGCGTTCCGAATGCCAATCTTCACTACGCTGGAGAATGTTCATAAGTTTCTCCTTGGCGCTGTAAAGCTTGGTCAGCAAACTGAGCAATTTCTTTTAAGCTAATTGAATGAACTTCCCAAAGGTGCTTTTTAAGATTTCCCTTTGGAATAGCTACATAAGCAGCTTGCAATCGTTCAGTGCCGTATTGAGCTTCTGATTTAAGCGTAGCTAAATGTTCGTCTTCAAATGCTTGGTAGCCTTCTGGCACTTCACTTGTGACATCCTTAATAGGCCGTCCACTTTCAGCAATGCGTTCTGCTTCGTCTTGATCGTGAATACCAACAAAACCAAAAGCCAAACGAGCACATTGAATAGTTGCCTTATGGCGCAAGAAGCGAGAAGGGTGACTCTGCCATGGTCCTTCAACAACATATCCAGTTTTAGACTTGAATGGTGCGCGATAACACTCAGCCAAATATTCACGAACAACAGTAGGGTGGTCACGGTCTTTGCGGTAGATAATGCACTCAACCCATTCAGGTGCAGCTACTTTCGCGCCTTCCATCTGAACCATATTTTCTGAAAACTTAAATTCCATACCATTGAAATTAGAGTTCCCATTAATGATTCGAGACCAACCATCTACGCCAACAACTGGAATAATCCCTTTGTTTTTATCTGGAAAAGCGTAGATTTCTTTTGTCCAAGGGTTCAGTTTATATTGACCAGCAACAATCAAAAGAGATGCCATTTGAGCATCAGTTGCAGGTGTTTCAGTACGGAAAGCTGTTTGAATCAGTGTTTCCTTTAGCTCTTGAGGATTTACATTCACCAAGCCAAGAGTTTCAGCAACGTTTGCAATCTGTGTAGTAATAAGTGTTCCGTTTGCTGGCGCATTCATAATCTTCTCCTAATTCTTTTCACTTGCTATGTATCTTTTAACTAAAGGGATGAGTTCTCTTTGAGTCGTTAAGTGGTCACCCTGAAACCTGTCATAAATTGGGTAAAACCTATCTTTCGCTTCAACTTGCAGAACCTGAAAATCACCTTTGCCATCTCGATACTGAATTTGGTTTTCAATAAGCCAAGACTTGAAATCTTCTAGTTTTGACTTATGGAGTAGGGCGCGTTTAGACATCACCCACCTCATTCTTTTCTGCTAACTTTTTGAAGTGTTGGCACATACTTCTGACAACTTTAAACAACCACTTTTCTTCTCTTTGGGTTGTATGTCTTGATGTGGTAGTGAAGAGTTGAACCACATGTTCATGACATTCTTGGTTGTACCATTGCTCCAAGAAGTACTCTTCAATAGTTTCAAAACCACAACTGCCGCGATAAGCAGTCCAAGCGCAATCCCAACAACGGATAGTTACTTGAAATGCTTGTTCGCCATACCAGACAACAAATACGTCAATTGGGTCTACACCGTTGTTTGCTGGAATGTGGTGTGCATGTACGCTTTTAACTTCCATCACCCACCTCGCAACTCATTTCTAATTTCAGTCAACCGCTTTAAAGTCTCACTTAGGTAGGCAATCTTTGTCTTAATAGAAAACTGATCACCTAGCTCTAATTGGATTTGCTCAGTACCACGACCTACATAGCGAAGATGTATCCAATTACCCCCATCAGTGATGACTGTGTCTTTCTCACTTGAAAGTGGAAGCAGGGCATTTACAGAATCTTTAATAAGATTTTGAAGTCTTGATACTTCGATAATTTCAGGATGTGCATTCATGACATTCACCATGGAGCGCTTAAATGCGCTCTCTAATCCCTGATTCGATAAGGTCTTTAATCTCAACTACGTCCAAACGATCAACGTAAGCCAATACCTCGCCATCTTCGTCATAAACGCGAATGTCTTTAATCTCGTTAATTTCAACTTCACGCCAAGCTTGATAGCCGTTGCCATCAATTGAGTACTGAGCATCAAAATCAACTTCTAAAGTGAACTTTTCATTTGCAGTTTGAAGTACTGCTTGTTCATTTTCAGGGTCGATTGATTCAACTTTGAAAGGAGCTACAACCGTTACAGGTTCTTTGTTAGCTGGGGTAAATGCATAAGCAGCAGTTAGAGCACTAACTACTCCTACGAATCCCATGGATTTGACTATGTTGGCTTTTATATTCATACTTATCTCACTCATTGAGTAAAAGTCCCTCTCCGTCGAAAGCTAGGGGCTTTTTTGTTTTTACCAGTTTGTGATAATGGCAATGACTTCACCTAAACGAACAACTTTTAATTCACCATCAGAGAGAATCAGGCTGGTGTAGTTTGTTCCTTCCGCTAAAGTTTTAAATTGATTCATACTTATCTCCGCATTTGATGCAAACCGCCTAGTCTTCGAACCCTATGGCGGTTTTTGTTTATCGATGAGATAAATTTAGCAAAATACTAAATTTAGTACAATACTATATTTAGAAAAATACTTAATTATTTGTTTAGTCTTATACTAAATTATTGTTTTTTCAGGCAATAAAAAACCCACATAAAGTGGGCTTAAGAAATATGATTATATAGGTTACCTTTTAATAGCATGTTTTAACATTATATTTTTGATGTGCTCAATTTCAGGGGTAAATTCATATTCGTATTTAAACTCATGATTTATAATTTTTTTCATTGTAATAGCATTGAAGTCTATTAATATCTGAAGATCATGAAGTTTCTTAAATACACTTGAATTTTGGTTAGTCATTTTTTGAATATCTATAATATTTTTTGATATTTCCTGACTAAGTGAATTTGGTATAACTGCTAAATTAACACCATAATTTTTAAGGGTTCCCCTTAAAGCATTATTAGCTAACTTGTATGGTGAAAACCAGTAGGCAAATGGTAGCCATATCATGTGTAGTATTTTCATTATATGTCCCTATAAAGGCCTACAACTTTACCAACTAAGCGGCAATCTTCAGTCAATTTAATAATTTTTTCAGGCCAATCAGGGTTTAATGGCTCTAAATATCGATTGTTTCCTTCAATAATGAGCTTTTTAAAAGTAGCCTCAGAATCACCTGCACAGGCAACAATAACTAGATCATTAGTTTGTAAATCAAATGTCTGTATATCAGGATTAACATAGATTCTATCACCAGGCTCAAACCGAGGAAGCATTGAATTTCCTGTGATTTTTAAACCATAACCATTTTTACCACTCTTTGTGTTAGGTGGTAGATGTTCATCAACTACTGCATCACGTAAAACCGTTTCAATTGGTGAAAATGATCCAGCGGCTACCCATGAGATAACTGGCACTAAACGACCTTCTGTAGTAATTTTTTCTTTCAAGTCAACATTGTTGTCAAATCTTTCAATTTTTGAATTTTCTCTATCCATATACCCATCTGGGAGTCCATAAGCTTTTTCAATTTTTCTTGCCAGTGGGTTCCCAACAGCAGCTGGCTTTCCATTATTCCCAATAGTGCCATTAATAATTTGACTTAAATAAGCTGCAGCAGTGCCCACATGGTTCGCAAAATCTTTTTGAGAACCATTAGCTTTTTGTTCAATTAATTGAAGAAGGTTATTTCTTCGGATGTCTGAAATATTCATATTCACAATCTAATAGTAAAAAACTAAAAACAAAATATGTAAAAGACTAAACAAGACTTGCAAATACTTTAGTAAAATACTAAATTAGTGATTAAGTATTTAGGGAGCTTGTTTATGTCAGCCTTACAAAATTTAAAAACCTCTTCTGAATCAAAGAAGCACGTCAAAAGTCTGCTTGTTTATATCAAGTCCAAAAGTAAAGAGGACCTAGAAAGATTTGCAAAATCGTGTGGCACTACCTCAAGCAATTTATTGCAAATCGCATATGGAGGGAGTGTTTCAGCAATACTGTCTAAAAAGATAAACAAAGAAAGTGAAGGAAAAATTTCACTATCTGAACTTCGTCCTGACATCTTTTCTTGAGGCATCACAATGGCCGAAAAATTAACCGCAAGTGTCACCTTTAAGTGCACGGAAGAAATGAAAATCAAATTAGAGCGTATTGCGCGTTCTAGAAAGTTAAACGGCTCATCAGAGCTAATGCGTATAGCTGCCATGGACATAATCTTCGAGGTTGAGGAGATGCTTAATTGTCTACAAATGCCTATCGATCTAACCACAGTTACCGTAGATACAAGAAATCCTGAGCCATTCGAACTAGAACTGGCACCAAATCCGCATAAAACACAGGCACAAAAAAAGCCCAATTGTCGTAACCAATTGAGCCTTATCTGCCATTCCACTGCAAAGCAATGAAAAGGAAAGCTGAAAGATGAATTTAGCACACAAGCGGGAGGAGGGCAACATGATTACGTTGCACCCATCTACCGCAAAGAAAAAAGAGCGACAAGCTATGTCGGACAAATTTACACATGGCTATGTTCAATCTAGCCAGCTTTACCGAAAGGAGGTTTATCCGTTTCTCAGTGATGCTGCACGACATGTGTATTTTGAGCTTGAGAATCGCTTAAACGGTTATCAAAAAGAGTCTGATTTTGTTAGCTACTCTCAATTACAAGGTAATTCTGAAATAGAAGGAGGCAGAATTGTTGCGCGCGCTTCTGTTGCCAAAGGCCTAAAAGAGCTAATCGAATTAGGAGTTATCTCGGTTATTGATAAGAGTAAAAACGGGAACAAATATAAGATTCATGAAGTTTCTTTGCTAGGCCAGAAGTACACTAAGAAGACTAGTTCACCTACTAGACTAGTTCACGTAGTAGACCGATCTAGTTCACCTACTGAACCGAAACTAGTTCACGTAGTAGACACACAAAAGAAAGAAAGAAACTTTAAAGAAAATACACATATTGTCCCTGACGAAAATCCAGTCGATACAGTGCTCAAACTTTGGACTCCAGATTTGGATTCTTTGAATGCTTGGTTGCAAAGATCAGGTATCGCAAAAATGACTCAATCTGAAGTTGATGGTTGGTTAATTGAGATCAATGGGTACTACTCAACAAAACTTGAAGCGGGTCTGCTTACAGATACCCAAATGTACACAAACTTCGTGAAGTGGATTAAACGCAACTTCTCAAGCCGTAAGGCAGCACCTAAAGCACAAGATCCAATCGATTCCCGAAATGTGAATGCAGCATGGGAAAACATCCATCCTGACTACAGCAATGCTGGTGAGCCTGTTGAGTTGGAGGATTGGATGCTATGAACGCGATGCTTAATCCACAAGTTTTACAAGGTTCAGGTTTCTGCACTAAGCACAACACGAAAGAAATCATCATGGGAGGCTTTCAAGGCTGCCCACAGTGTGCAATTGAGTATGTGGCTAAGGCAAATCAAGAACATGAGTTTGAAGTTCAAAAGGCAGTTCGTGAAAAACACTTTGCAGGGGCAATGCTTCCAGAGCGTCACAAAAACGCTGGATTTAGAAATTACAACACGCCTTTGTCTGGTCAAAAGAACGCTTTAACCCAAACAGCAAACTTTGCAAAAAAAATCGTGAAAGGCGAAGTTGAAAACTTGGTCATGGTCGGAAGTACTGGAACAGGTAAAACACATTTGGCGTGTGCAACTGCAAGAACGCTTTTAGCCAAAGGCAACTACGCACGTTACATCACAAGCGAGGAACTGGCTCAACGCATAATGAAGGCGTGGGACAAGGACACAAAAGATCAATCAGAGCAATCAGTAATTCATGAGTTCACAACCTACGATTTGCTCATTCTTGATGAGTACGGATTGCATGACCGTGATAAGCGCTTAGAGCTAGTGCACAAAGTTCTTTACTCACGCTATGACGCATGCAAAGCAACGATGCTCATTTCAAATATGACACTTGAACAACTCAAAAATGATTTGGGTGATCGCCTTTGGTCACGTTTCCAACATGGCGGACTCACAACCATTGAGTGCAACTGGGAAGATGCGAGGGCGGTATGACAGCACAGCAAAAGCAATTCGAAATCTTTGAGCGGTATTTGGATGTTCTCTTGTATGCAGCCAACGCTACGAGTCCATTCACAGTAACTGAAATAGTAGAGCGTGTAGTAAATGGGAGTAGAGCTTGCGCTTACAAATGTTTGTCTGTTTTGCACAAGGAAGGTTACTTAACCAAGGTTTCAACAATCCGATTCGAGGCAACCCAAAAAACTAGAGAATTATTCGGGGCTAAATCATGAGAATGACAGAAGAACAGCTAGAAGCAATTCAAAACAAGCGAAATAACGCACAAAAAGGCACATTACAGCGCGATAAAAGTAAAAGTGATGCAAGGGTACTAGGAAGATTAAAACAAGGCGCTATGAACAAAACAGAGCGTAAATACAACGATTACCTAGAAAGCAAAAGAATGAAAGGTGAAATCCTTTGGTTCAAGTTTGATTGTATCAACCTTCGATTAGCTGAAAAGACGTTTTATAAGCCTGATTTTTTCGTACTTACAAGTGATTTTGAGTTGCAAGTGCATGAGGTCAAAGGCCATTGAAGATGATGCGCTAGTAAAGATCAAAGTAGCTGCTGAATTGTATCCATTTTCATTTAAATCTGTGCATTGGAATACGAAAAACAATGCATGGGATGTAAGACATTTTTAGGAGCGTGAGAGGTGAATATGCGTGTTGATAGTACAGCTTTTACAGACAACCCTCGCGCACGCGCGCGTTTTATCGAATCTAGAAAAAAAGCCAAAGGATTCTTGCTCAAACGCCGAGGTTATAAGCGTCCAGACTTCAACCGCATGATTCTAGATTTACGCAACCTTGGATGGTCACACGAAAAGATTGCTTATGTCCTTGATGTGTCGGGTGGCAGCACTGTTTCCTCTTGGTCTACTGGATCCATTCCAGAGTACATACACGGAGAGCAATTCATCATGTTGTGGCAAGAACAAACAGGCTTAGAGCGCGTACCACGTGAAGGCGAATGGCAAACATATAAATACGATATTGGGCAGCTTGATCTACTTGAAACGTTAGATGTATTCGCTGCTCAGTTAGATGAGGAATTACAACAATGAAACCAGAACAGTTTATTCGTGAGTACGGGTTGGATAAGGCGAGAGAGGTTGTTGAAGGCATCCCAAGCAAATATATGGAGTGTTACTACTCAACATTATGCTACTGCACCAAAGCAAAAAAGTATTCAGATCGTTTTAATCCAAGAATTGAACTTGTGAACATGGCGGATCTCAAACGCTTGGTGGAGTCGATTGATCTGATCAAGTGGCATGGTGGCACTAAGTTTGCCAAAGACTACCTAGCGCGGAATAAAGCAAAGCATCCAAATGTAAGCGGCTGGGATGAATTGGAGCAGGCAATCAAAGACCACGAATCAATATACGGAGAAGAATAATGACGAAGGTATTAATTTGGGTAGGTGGCAGAGGTGCAGGAAAAGCATCACTCATGCAGGCGATTGCACTAGGTGAGCCAGAGCCAATACAGCCACATCAGGAGTTTTGCGCTGTAAACCCTCGCGCATATTACCTGCCTAAAGAACCTGAAGATTGGCAAGGTCGCGGCAAACGCAAGAAACCTAAAATCAAATAAGGAGCCAGCAATGAGTGAGTTTAAAGTCGGGGATTATGTAGTTCACCCTAAGTTTTCTAACAAAGGGCTGTACAAAATCTATGAGATGTCAGGATCAATAATAAAAGTTCAGCTCATGCCAAATGGGCGAAAAAGTTACTCTTTTGAGTCGGATATTCGCCACGCCACCCCAGAAGAAATAGCAGCAGGCCGCCGCATTGATAAACCATCGAATCCGAGGGAATTAGAAACCCTAGACAAACCAGAAAACCGCATTTCGCCTAACTGCAAAGTAACTGAGGCGCACATTAACGAGGCTGACAAGCTCAATAGATTGGGGTGAAGAATGGATAAGTGTAGAGAAGAGTTTGAGAAGCAAAAGTACTGGATTGGGCTATTTAGAGCAGATGTCGACTTTGATATGACTCTTGGGAAATTTGGAAGATATGTTTCAAATGGTTCAAGAAGAATTGATGCAATGTACTTGGAGTCATTTAACGAAAAGTGGGAAGCATGGGCCAATGCATGGCAGCACCAGCAAGCGAAAGTGGAGGAGCTGCAAACCTTATACACCCAACAAGGCATAAACATGCTGAAGCTGCAAAAGCGGGTGGATGCGGCAATTAAATGCGCTGATCTTAATTTTTGGAATGCAAATACGGTTAAGGCGATGGTTGAAGCGCTCAAGGGGGAAGGACAGTGAATAACGAAGAATTAGCCAAAATCGGAATGATGTTTATTCATTGGATTCAAGTTCATAGAGAATCTATCAATCGCTTTGAAGACTTTCGAGATTGTTTTGTACAGGACCCTGATGAGCCAGTGCACACTAAAAAGGACTATGACAAAGCATGGGAAATTCAGAAGGAAGCTTCTGTATTGGGTAGTGAAGCGAAAAGACGCTATGAAACCTTGCTTGAAGAAGTTGACCTATATCTGGCGCGTGAAAGAACTGATGTTCTTGAGGCAGGTGACCAATGACCACATTCAAAGAGGCTCAAAGGGTCCAGTCACTGAAGGCAGCTCGCTCTAAGCGATTCAACCGAGTACCTACAGAAGATCAAGAACAGATGACGCTCATGAGTTGGGCGCATCGTGTGAAATATGGGTCAGGTCGTTTGAGTGATTACCTGTTTCATATTCCTAATGGTGGCTCAAGAAACATCCTTGAAGCTGCAAAGTTTAAGAAGTTAGGCGTGAAGGCTGGTGTTCCAGACCTGCAGCTAATCGTTCCAAATGGTGAAGTTCATGGCTTATGGATTGAGTTGAAGTCAAAGAAAGGGAAGTTACAACCAAGTCAAAGGCTCATGATCCAACGCTTAGAAGAACAAGGTTACATGTGCAAAGTCTGCTTCGGTGCAGATGAAGCCATAGATGAAATTAAAAAGTATTTAATGATTTAGGGTGACGGTATGAATGCAGTAGCAGTTGAGAAGTTTGAACGTTTTGAATGGTTGACTCATGGTTTAACTGCGAGTTCACCAAGTATTGAGCCAGTGGTGCGCGGAACAGGAGAGAAACCATTGAACTATCAAGACCGCTTGGGTGCTATTGCTTCAATGGATACCCAACTCGAAAAAGCAGTTGCATCAGTAATTATCTTTGGCGAAAAAAGCAAAGGTGACTTTGATTATATATTGAAGCATCTTGCCAGCATTATGATTGTTGGGGCGCATGATGATAAGCGCTCTAAACCAAAGAATATTAAGTTGGAGGATCTAGCAAGAAAGGTTGCTTGGATGGTAACTATGTTTGCACTTAAGCCGGGTATGGAAGATAACTTTACAGCTAAAGGTAGATTGCAGTTGGCTGCGGGGATTAAAGAATCTGAGATGTCTTTGAAAGCTTATGATGGCACATGGAAGCAGTATGAAAAGCTTATGTGTCTTGCTATTGAGTCGGCAATTGATGGTGCATCAAAGGCAGTCGAAAAGTACAAGAAAAATACTTACAAAGAAATGTGAAAAAATTCTAGGAATATTTCTCTAATGGAGATATAGTATTCCTATACTGGTCGTATTACGGATTTCCGAAGACCAACACATCAAGGCTCACTTAATCGTGGGCTTTTTTGCTTTTTGGAGCATTTGAAATGGGCAACACTTGGCATGCTGATCAAGACAATAATATGCGCCCTGATATTGAAGGCTTACCATGTCCATTTTGTGGATACGCACATGGCTTAGCTGTAGATTCAGATTCTCACGACTTGAAAGAACATGGTGTGATTTGGTCGGCTCGTGCATTTTGTCATGAGTGTGGTTCACAAAGCCCTAGTACTCATATTACAACTTGGCCCAATCACCCATTAAGTGAAGAAAGCATTTATGTGGATTGGGAAAATGAAAGAGAAGTTGTAAATCTTGCAGTTAAGATCTGGAATACCAGAATGTAGGAGGTTCACATGCTCCGAATCATCAGGCAAGTATTCTGTTTTCATGTTTGGGAATATGAATCAGACATGTTCAATCAGAAAGAATGCAGAAAGTGTGGAAAGATTAAGTGTTTGTAGCCCTGTCGTTTGACGGGGTTTTCTTTTTTACGCCATTCGTCTAATTGGATAAGACATCATAATTCTAGTGTGATTGATGCGGGTTCGAGTCCTGCATGGCGTGCCATTTAATTTAGAGAAGTGTGCTGCATAGATATAGCCTCTTGCCAAAGTGGATATCAAAGCTAAGGAGTAGCTCACTTCGTCTAAGTCAAATGGATTGGGGTGAACATGGACACAATCGAAGCGAAGAAGAATTTAAATGCTTTGTGCAACGAAATAGAAAAGCTTCAAAACCTTTCTCGTAGTTTAATGACTGCGAAAGAGATGCTTGATATTGATGCGAAGATTAAGCGACACAAAGACCAAGTGAAGAATATTAGAAGTAACCTTCATGCGTGATGCAAAGCGACTTGCTGCAATAAGAAAATTACCCTGCGTTAGATGCGGCTATCCTCACTCACAAGCTGCTCATTCTAATTCTGGCAAGCATGGCAAGGGTAAAGGGATAAAAGCTTCAGATGCTTTTACAGTGCCTCTCTGCCATAAGTGTCATTTCTTATTCGACACATACCAATTAGGCACAAGACAAGAATCAGACGTGATGTTTGATCAGTGGTTAGAAAAAACAGAGCGGATGCTTAATCTTAAAGATTGTGAGGTGTTTTGAAATGGAACCTAGATTCGTCATCAAAAACCATTCTGACATCAACTATGTAATTGGCTATCTCAATAGTAATCATGCAAAGGCAGCGAGTGAAGGGAGGCCTTTAGTCGTATTGATTGCACCACAAGAGAAAGATCGTTCAAAAGCTCAAAACCGGTTGTACTGGATGTGGCTTAATCAATGGGCCAAGAAGCAGGGAACAGACAAAGATTACGAGCATCTGTTCTTTAAGAAGAACTTCCTATCAAAAATCTATGATCGTGATGACGTTGGTCAATACAAGAAAACATTCAAGGCTGTTAGAGAATTGAAGGATTCTAAGCATCCAGCCTATCAACAAGTAGCTGATGGACTTTGTGAGTTAATGAGCACGACAGACGCAAGTACAGCTCAATTCACCGAATACCTAAACGACATTCACGCATTCTGCAATAAACAT